GCCATTAGTGAGTTGGCACCTACTGAATCATAAGCACCCACACCCACTATTGGTCTTGCTTTACGCATAAACCGTCCTGCATTTGGGTGCCATACGTCAGCTGCTGCCTGTACGACATCCAAAAAGGGGGTAGTAAATTTTTTGTAACCTTTCTTTAGATCGGACCAAAAACCACCTCTACCACGTATTCGAGGTCTCCTGACTGCTGCTAACAGTCGTCGACTAGGAACTCCATTCCTTCCTTTCCGCGGCATTGTAATTATTTATGATACGGTTACCAATCTGCTTTAAACTCATCACCCGAAAATCTATCGTAGTAAAGAGCCCATGTTTTAGGTACACGATCCAAAACGATAGGCGTAAAGATGCCCTGCAGTTGAGTCCATGACGAACACATTCGTTCGAACTCAGCCTGTTCACTAACCGAAATGTGATACAGGTCTTCAAAAAATAAACGCGTCTGCATTTGACAGCGGGCGGGTTTATACAAATATCCAGTGGCACTTTCAATCTTATGTGCTGTCCATCCTGGATCTTCATCATACGCGCACTTTCTCTTAACAGTGCCTGATTCAGTGACAATACGTATGACGGCATCTGCGAAAGGTCCGAGCATTGGGCAATTAGGAAACTCGGCTTTCAGGGATAATGCTTTTGTAAAAAGCAAGTCTAATTGACGTTTAGGATTGCTGCCCACAGCACTAGTCCAGCCAAATTTAACTAAACGTTCTATTGGTTCTGTTACTTGATCCAGATTTTCCGTGAATTTCATTTTACAGAAACCAGCACGGCCAATATCATCAAATAGTTCAATTTTAGCATGGAATCCGAGCTTTGCGAAGTCTGATGATGTAGGAACCTGACCATCCATCCGAAACAGTCCATCATCTCCTTCGACAACGCCCTTAGCGTCAAAACCAAGCTTATGGCAAACAAATTTTACTACCATCAAATTTGTGAATCCATTCCCGAGGGATGTCCATAGGTCACCTGACATTCGTCCGTCGTGGAATTTAAAAGTGAAATCGCGATGATTCACAATATGTTTGCACATAATTTGGGACTTAAAAAGTTGGTTTAATTGAGGGTTCAAGTGACCAGCCATGTAATCAACAAGTGGAATTTCAGTACACTGACTAATATCACGCGTCATCGAACTTTCAAAAGAACTAAAGTCCAATCCCAAGTAAGTTGCACCGACGCAAAATAAACGTTCCTTAATTAAACTAGCACGTTGAAATGTTGTTACATGTTTTAAAAAATACTGGCTCAATTGGTTATATACGGCTTCTTCAATAGTCCGGATAAAAGCACCCAGGATAACCTTCTGATCCTG